CTATAGTCGAATTTATTGGTTATAAATTCTCTTTGCCTATTGACTTAGCTTTCGATGCTTACCGTAACTCCCTTTTAAAGGAGATTACGAACAGAGGACTTAAGGAAACAACGAAACTATTTAAGCTCTACCAAACGGTAGGGCAAAGAATAGCTGTCGGTGCCCCTTATGATCCTATACCATGGAGAAAGGTGATTCCCGGAACAAATGTACCAAAGGATTTAAAACCTTTGTTACCGTTGCTTAAAGGAACAACAATGGAAAAGCGTATGGGTCTTTCAATCTTAATGATCGTCAGACTTATACATTTACCTCCGATACTTGATCTTCAGGCAATAACAACGCCTGGACCTGATATCGGTACTTTTCAATCACAATTTATCGATTTTGTCAAAAACGATAAGTTGTTTTCTCATGGCCTGTATAAACCCGTTCGAAGTAAATACGATATGACAGGAGGTCACTTAAGTTCCAAGAATGGCCCTAATGGCCCCGCTGTGAAGAATTCACACTGGGACGTTCTGGCATTATTCAATGGACCTAAGCATCTTAAAGACTCTGTACTAGCGCTTTTAGAGTACTCAAACAAGATCATGTACCTTTCGGTAGTAGATATGTTTGAAACTCTGAAAACAGAACCATTGGTTACAAAGAAGACCCCAATCCTATCTAAAATCTCAATGATTTCAGAAGGAGGAGGGAAGACTCGTAACATAGCAATTCTCGACATTTGGTCGCAGAATGGCTTACAATGGGTCCATGACACTGTCATGGACATCTTGAGAAAGAAAAGAACGGATGCAACATATAATCAGGAGGACGGTTTCAAGAAAGTAATTTCAAGAGCCAACCAAACTAATTATTGTGCTTCCTTCGATCTTTCATCAGCAACCGATCGTTTCCCACTTTCCCTTCAATACGAAGTTGTAAAACTTCTTATTGGAGAAGAAATGGCAAACCATTGGCGTACGGTGATATCCGATAGGGATTTCCTTACTCCAGATGGACAATTAGTCCGATGGAAGACAGGTCAACCTATGGGAGCTTTAAGTTCATGGGGTGTTTTCACCCTGACCCATCACTTTATTATCAAATATGCCGCAAAGGATTTATTCTTTACGGACTACATGATACTTGGTGATGATCTCGTTATATTAAATCGACAAGTCGCTGATGCCTACAAAGAAATAATGGATCACATTGGTGTAAACATCAATGCTTCCAAATCCTTTGTTAGTCAAGATTCCGTTATGGTTTACGGAGAATTCGCAAAGCGAATTTTCTTAGGCCCTAACGAAATCACAGGTCTTCCTCCGGATCTTCTATGGAGGGCGTATCAAACATTATATATGATACCTCCTCTCCTAGATTTTCTCAGAAGAAGATGGAATATTCAAATTCCCGGAATCGAGATTTACGCACCGGGATTGTTCACCTTTCTGACAAGAAAGGGACAATCCCACCTTTCTATCATACTTGGATTCGAAGCCATCAAGGGAG